AGGGAACTTCGGAACTTTCGTACCCAGCTCTGTATATAACTTTTACACCGCTTGGATATGGTTGAAACTTAGGAGGACCTCCCATAGTTAGTGCAGGATAAGATCTTGAGACTGTGGGATAATTACCAGTTATTCCTAAGTCACCAGTGTCTCTAGTTACTTCACCACTATCACGAGAAAAACTATACTGATTAATAGCTGCGTGTACATCTTTTGCTTCAGTTGCTCCATTTTTACCATCAAAATGAATTAGAGTAACTGTGTCTTGATCTGGTCGAAATCTGTGATCAGGGGGCGTAAAGTCTCCTGAATATCGTGCTTTATCACTAATTCTTACTTCGTCAATAAAACCTACAAAGTCTTTACCGATTAGTATATTAGCTGTGAATGAGTTATTACTAACAGCATAAGCATCCCCACCCACTGTTACAATATTATTACCATTGTATGATAGTAACATTTGTTGAGAAGTGCTATTAAAAGAGGCGGCTACGTGCGCAAACTCTCTTCTTGCAAATTGTTGTGTTTGAATAAGTGTGTTAGCACCTTTTACAGTAGCAGCGCTTCCGCCAATTGTGCCTACAATTTTTAATCCGCTTGTTCCGTTACAGGAAAATTTCAAATGATTTGAGGCATCTCCATTAATAGAGAATATCTCTTGTTCTGGTAAAGACGCACCGTCTACACGAATAAACATCTCTACGGTAAAATCACCTTCTTCAAATTTTACCTGCGTTGGCACAGTACCCTCTACAAAGTCCGCGGATGCGACTTGTAAGCTAGACTTACCAAAACGTTTTATTCTTGAATTAAGATGTGCATCATTATTAAAAGTTAGAGTTAACTCATCGGTATCTTGCACATTAGGCATACCTACGGTAGTCGGGTCTTCCAGAGTCTGATGTTGTATACCATCAAACTCTGTGACCTCAAACACGTTACTTAGAGGAAGTCTATTTATAAATACACTTGTCTGNCCNCCGTCAAAAACCTCTGTGTAATTATTGGCTAAAACCTGTTGACCAATATAGTGTTCTACTACACCTGTAGCATAACTAATAATATTAGCTAATGTACCGTCATGTGTATCACTATTAATACTTAAATAACTTTTTACCTGGGCTAAACTTACATAAGGATATCTGCCCAAACCCTCTTCGTGTCTATCCATTTTTTAGTCATCCTTTTCGATAGTACTTACCTTCGGAGCTGCACTTACCTTTGGGGATGTACTTTTAAAAATGCTTTTAGTAGCAGCTTTAATAGCTGGAGCTACTTTATTAGTTTTAGCAGACTGACCTCTCATTCTGCTAGCTGGTCTTGTTGCACCTCTATTTGGTGCTATTCTTTTAGGTCTAGCAGCCATTCTCTTAGCAGCTAGTTTTGCTCTTTCAGCTTTTTTAATAAGAGCTTCTTCTCTAATAGCAATCGCTTTTTTATCATCAGCTTCTGCTTTATCTTTAGCAATAGCAGCGTTCTTTGTTTCTATAGCTAGTGCTACTTCATCAACCACGTATGGTAAGATTTCCGCTTTCCATAAAGTTTCTTGTTCATCGACATGACCCTGTGATAATCCACTTTTAGCTAGATATTTCTCAGCTTCTTCCCAGGTTTTCATCTCTTTTATTGTTTCGTTTATTACAATCATTTATTTTTCCCTTCGAATAAAAATGGGGGAGGTTATCCACCTCCCCCTAAGATATAGTAATATAGATTATATATTATTAACCTGCGTCAACTACTACTGCATATGGATACTTAGTTGCATCTAGAGCGGCAGCGGAGTTTGTAGTTAGTGCTTTGAAATCAAAACGTGTACTCATGTACATTGCAGTTACCTGCTGTCTTGGTTCGTACTCGCTCTCGATCTCCATAGCTCTTCTCTCTGCGATTAAAAAGCCTGGCTTATACATTAATAATCCGATGTGATTACCTGTAGATCCTACATTATCTAAGAACTCAGTAATTTGAATCGGTATACCGTATACTGCACCAACAGAACCTGTTAAATAGGTTGCGTTAGGTCCAAACTTATCAACTGTTCTAAAGTCTGATGTTTGAACTAGGTTATTGTATCCTTCGATAGTTGTTAGGTATACTAACTGATCGCCTAATTGAAGACCATACTTACCTAAAGAAGTTCTTGCAGCCGCAATATCAGTTGGGTCTACTTTGTCATTTCCAGAACCTGTTGCAACAGATAATGATGCATCAGATGCTAAGTTTGTTAAACCTTCTATGACAGATGCAAAACCAGTTCCTGCTGTAATAGCATTAGTTGGGCTTGCAGTAAAACCTGATAAAGCGCCAGTTCCTCTTAAAATTGACTTATCAATAGCTCTTGCTAAACGTCTTGTAGCTGCTGCTCTTAAAAAGTCTAATAATGGAAGTACTGTATCTTCTTCCTCATCTTTTGCTAGATGAGTTGTAGCCATAAATTTATGTGGTGTAAATGTTACAGCTGATAAGGTATTCTGATTAGTGGTAGGTACGTTAGAAGCGTCTGCGATACCTGTTGCAAATGTGCCAGACTTAAACTGTGCTACATCTCCATCAGTATCTTCGTCAGCTACTGGTACTCTAAAGTTTCTAGCATCCACTGAGATTCTTTCAAACATTGGAGCAATTACTAATTGCTGTTCCATTTCTGTATAAATGTTTGATGAAAAGTTAGATAAAAATTGATCAACAGTTGTGATCGCTTTCATTCTGCCAGCATACTTTGTGTCGTATACGTCACGCTTATTTAAACATTTTGATAGTAAATATGCGTTTGCCATTTCTTTCTCAGAAAACTGAGATTGATTTCTTGTACTTTCTTGATAGAACATCTTTGACTGTTGTAAAGATTTAATTTGATCTTTGAAAGATGAAATTTGAGCCTTTAACTCGTCAACTTGTCCTGTTTCGATAGGTGTGTAGTCAGATTGCTTTCTATCTTGAGCATCTGCTTCCTTTAATATTGCTTCACCAGTTTTCTCGACTAGTTTAGCAACTTCTGGTTCTGACACACTAACTTGTGCTGGAGCCTGTTGCTTTTCAGCTTGTGCTTCAACAGTTTTAACCTCGAGACCAGCTGCTTGAGCCGATGCCTTAAGATCTATAGGAGTGTCTACTTCCTGATTTGCCATTATGCTTTCCTCCTCGTCGGAATTTTTGTGAAGCTCTGAGGTCGCGCTCATTTTTTCTTCACTAATTGGGTTTTCAATGTTTTTTGCCTCAACATTAAGAGTATTATCACAACTATTTCCTTTAGCGTCAACCTCTAAAAATTTAAAAGTTGGCGATTGGTCTGTTGCAATTTTAACAACCTTATAGGTCTTATCTTGAAACTCAATAAGGGTACCATTTTTAAGATTATCTACATTTTCAGATAAAAGATTAACAAAAGGAATTTCTTCGTTAGGATCTCTTAATACTAACTCTTCCTCATCTTCATCTTTTTCTTCTAATTTGTTTTGTGTATCTTCGGAGTCTATTTTTACTTCAACTTCCTCCTCAGACTTACCTTTTGGAATCTCAGCACTTGCTGATATAGAAACCATTTCTTCTGAAGGACTTAAAGGTCTTTCAGACGTATCTTCAGTTGCATCAGTACTCATATCATGCACAGCAATAGCACTCATAGCTATTTCATGCTTATGTCCATCTGCTTCTTGTATAACATAGTCTTTAACCACGTGAGAGTGATTTTCCATGTGAGAAGCATATGTTGTAATACCATCACCTTTTTCATCTAGTTCAAAAGTATGATAATGATTACCTGTCATGTCAGTAATGCCTGCTTTAATATGACCTTTGGTCTGTTCTTTGTCTGTAAACTGTTGTAAGAAATTTTTACGTTCCTCATCGGTGTTAAAACTTTTTGAGATGCTAAATAATGAATCTTGATTACATGGTACACTTACTACACTGATCTCTAATAGTTCGACATCAGTAATTGTCATTGTATCATCTGTACGATCATAATTACCATCTTTTACTTTAAATCCAACACTAAAACTTTTTAACGCGCCGTCTTTGATAAGGGTTTGCACTCCGTGGGTTTTCTCAGCCGCTTCACTTACGGAAGCTTCTACGAAAATACCTTTTTTATCAACTTGGATCTTACTCACCTTACCGATGGGACAATCGTGTTTGTGTTGATAAAGAAGTACAGGGTTGCGCCTAAAGTTGTCCACTCCTTTTGCCCATGCTTGTGCAGTAATAACATCACCAGCACGGTCTTTAGCAGTAGTATTTGCATAACCAGCTATTTTTATTGACTTCGTTTTTTTATTGAAAGACTTAGCTTCTAAAACGCTGTTTAAGTAAAACTTTTTATCGCTCATCTGCTGTTTCCTCTTCATTTGAAATTTCAGACTCTTCTGGAGGTCTGCCCCCTTGCGTAGCGTCTGTTGCGCTACCTGTAATATTCTGTGGCACTCTAATGCCGTCTTGGTCATCTATCTTAGGTAACCTTAAACCTTTTCTAGCTTCGTTAGGTGTCATAATTCCTGTATTCACTAACTGCGCATAGTATGTAGCTTCCGTTCTCATCTCTGGTCTCAAAGCTGGGATACTCATTTTATCAGGTGTAATTTGTATACCACCATTAAAAAAGTGCCTAAAAGCGCTACAAAATTGATTTAAAATAGGTAATACAGTATGCTGATAAAATAACTTTTGGTTAGCATCAATATTAGCATTATTACCAGACTTTAATAAAACGTATGGAACACCTATTGCTTTAGCAATATCTTGTTGTATTCTTTCAACGCTTTGCTCAAAATCTAACTCGTCAAATTTGACGTTTGAGAACTGATCAATCTTTAATCCTCCATCAAGTATAGCAGGATTTCGAGCGTTGTCAAAAATAGTTGTGTATGAATTTCTCCAGCTCTCTAAAAGACGTTCTTTTACCCTTTTACTTAAAATACTATCTGTAGTCAATACAAAACCGGGTACGGCATTGTTTTTGAAAAACTGTCTTTGAAAATTTATCAAATAAAAATAAACCTCTAACAATCTTTTTATAGGTTTTAACTTACTAGTGCCTCTAAAAATACTAAGCTCGTTTTCATTCATGACGTGAATAATTTCATTTGGCTCAAAAACTATAGCTTCACTTTTTCTTGTTGTCTTATTAAAACCGTAAAAGTCTTGAGATTGTTGATTTGATATTAAATAATTGTATTGTTTTACGAAAGTCTTTTCATCAGGAACTACCTCTACATCATTTGCAGGGATACAAAAAAGGTCGCTACCATCATAGTAAAAAAATACGTTACCATCTAAAAAATAATCTAAGAAAGCTCTTCTAAATAACTTAGCTCTATCCTCAAAAGGATTAGGTCTTTCATTTAATATTTTATTAACTTTTTTACTAGGGCTTCCGCCATCTACTATGAGAGGAATTTCAGTGAGTGCATTTATACACATCTCTACTGCTCTATTAACGATCTCAACTTCGCGATACGCCTGTTCAAAATCTGAATTATTTTCGGGGGAGGCATAAGGCTCTAAAGAAGCAATAGATGGTTGTGCAGGGTTTAACTTTTCTGATAACCATTCTCTCCAGCGTGGTACTTGATTTATACTTTCAGCCATTTTTTTCTCTCTGAATTTCTAACCATTTTTTTATTTTTGGTACTAAGTGGTTAGCATATCGTTGCCCATAAAGATTGTGCAATCTAACGTGATGTTTTTTACACAAAGTATAAAGATTTTTATTTGAAAGAGCTTCTTTTTCATCTTCTGCAAAGTCCACTCTTAAAGTTGTTATGTGATCTACTGATTCAATTTCTCGAATCTTTTTTGTAGTACACCAGTTTTCAAATAGCTGACTTACACTGAATAAATGATGTAACTCTAAAGTATGAGTATCACCACAAATAAAACATTTATCTTTAATCTTGTATTCTTTTTTAATATAATCTCTGATATATTTTATAGGAAATCTTTTTAATGTATTCATATTATCTTATTTTACTATCTTATGTCCAACCTAATTTTTTAAACTTTTCTATTACGTTCCATCGTAGTTTATAATGATCTTTATATAAGTTAAGACCTGTATCTTTCTCTGGGAGCAGTTGTATTTTGCATTTAGTTGTTTGTAAGTCCAAATTAAATTTATTTTTGAGTAAGTAACTAATAGTTATATCATCTCCTCTTACTAGAAACGGAATCTTTTTTACTTTATCTCTAATCTTATCTAAACTTGATTGTTTAACCATTATAACAGATCCAACTAAAAAATCAACTGAATCATCACTATTAAATACCCTAGACAAGTCAAAATAGTTGTTAGCTTTGTTAACGCCTTTGTATCCCATAATACCTGTTATATGTTCACAATTATCTAGTAAAGTAGGTATTGAGTTAGGGTGTACTAGCATATCATCATCTAATATAAGCTTGTAAGCTTCTGGATAATCATAGGCTGCGTGCCATCTAACCATACATTTCTTATTATGATCATTATTAATAACATCTGCATGTTCATTTGAATACTGATGCCCTACTAAATTATTAATAACTGTAATTTTACAGTAAGGATGCAAAGCCTTAACTATAGCATCTACATTACCCCACCGTAAATAATTTAAAATAATTACTCTAACCTGTGAATACACTTACAGCACTCATTCTTTGGTGAGAGTAAATTGCATATCGCAAAGCATCACACGGGTGAGAACACCAGTCGTGTACTGGTTTTGGGTTTTCTGTATTCGGATTCCATTTATAACTACTCATGGCAGAAAAACTATGAGCAGCTCCTTCAGTATCAAATAATAAACAATTATGCTCAATTAAAGCTTGTACTGCTGCTATACCGTCATTAACAGACTTTATAGCATTTTCACAATATATATCATAGTCATAGGCAAAGTCAGCTTTAGTTTGTTGAGCGGCACTATCAATATAAATAGTATCTATATTCCATTCATCTGATTTTTCTCTTACTACAGAAGCTAATTCAGCAGTAGTAGATTCTCTAGATACGTACTCATCTATAACGTAGTACTGTTTACCATCAAAACCAACTACTATAAAGCAATTCTCATCACGGTAACCAACATCTAATCCTGCTATAACTTCAACAAAACGTTCTCCAACACAGTCAGTTACATGTTTTTCTTCATTTATATCTTTATAAATTTGATCCTCAGTAGTTGTCCACTCACATTCGTACTCTTGTAGGTACATGGCTTTTGTAATTGTTCGTTTAGCTTCTCCAATATCTTTTTCAGATAGTAAAGGATTAGACCTCCAAGTGTGTAATGTAGAACCCCAGTCAGGGAATTCTTCATCAGCTCCTCTATTAAAATAACTAAATAGGTAATTACCTTTACCTCTAGGAGTGCTTATCCATAAACACCGTGAATCTTTAAATGTTGAGAGTGCAGGTCGTAAATCACGAGTAAAATATTCATCATTAGGGATAATAGCTGCCTCATCTACTATTAGTAAGTTAGCTGCACGACCCACTAATGAGTCACGATTATTTGCTGATAACAATCTAAAGGTACTACCGTTAATAAGTTTTACTATTTTATCTTTTTGATTAAATCTATCAACCTCTAACTCTAACTGCTTAATTAAATCAGTAACATAATCCCAAATAATAGAAGATAGTGAGAAGTTAGGGGCAACAACCATTACTTGCTGACCAGGCTCTAGTAGTTTAGCAAAAGCAAGTATTGCCGCTGCATAGGACTTACCTGTTCGTCGGGCAGAAACTGTGACAAAGAATCTATTATGTTCTAAACCTTCAACCATTGATTTCTGTGCTTCGTTAAAAGTAACAGGAGAAGGTAGTCTTTGTACTAGTTTATCAATACTTATTTTGAAAAAGCTCATCTAGGAAATAATTGTATAATCGTATAAAAAAATGCAGCAGCAGCACCCACAGCAGTACCAATGTACCACAAAGTGCTAATAGAGGATTTGCCTTGGGTGGCAAGGGTTTCGAGTTTATTAATCTTATCGTGCATAGTATTGAGAGTCTTAACAATATGCTCATATCGTTCTTCACACACTGCTTCGTGCGAAGTAATTAACTGTTTATTAGAATTACTTCGCGATTGCAGTTGATCAAGTTCATTTTGTATCTGGTCTAACTCTCTAGTATCAGCCATATTATGTCTTTATAATATACTGTATAACAACTGCTGGGATTGTATGAGCATGTGTATGCTGAGCAACTGCTAAGTTACCTGCGGCATGAACGTGTTGAGCAGTAGCTAAGTTACCAACTCCGTGTGCGTGTTGAGCTGTATCACCTTGAACTGCGTGAGTATGCTGAGCCGTACTTCCACTTATAGCGTGATTATGCTGAGCAGTTTCTAAATCAACTGCGTGTACGTGTTGCGCAGTAGCTAAGTTACCAGCAGCATGAACGTGTTGTGCGGTTGCTAGGTTACCTACTCCGTGAACGTGCTGAGCTGTATCGCCTTGAACTGCGTGTGTATGTTGTGCGGCTTCTAAGTCAATTGCGTGTACGTGTTGAGCACCTGCAAGGTTACCAGATGCGTGTGTATGTTGAGCAGTAGCTAAGTTACCAGCAGCATGGACGTGCTGAGCTGTATCGCCTTGAACTGCATGTGTATGCTGAGCAACTGCTAAGTTACCT